GTGATGAGTGTTTCTTTTTTGTCTCCGCGTGTAAGCGTGAGTTTGATCTTCACTTTGTTTCCTTTCGTCGGGCCAAGGAAGGCCGTTAATTATGCTGTGACATCAGCCGAGTAGACGCCACCCATGAAGGTAATGTCGATCGACTGTAGTTCTCCAAGTGATGCGGAGATCACTGGCAAAGACTCAAGATAGGTGCCTGTCAGAGTAAAGCCCGGGTTAGTTGCCGAATCTGCCGCGTCCGAAGGATTTACGACGATATTTAATTTTGTGCCAACAAGCGGTGCGAGTGTCGCGTAAGTGGCTGAAGCGGCGTAGGAAAGAAATAGAGTCAAGGTGCACTCATTGTCTTCAAGACCAGCGGTAAAAGTGTTTGCCGTGTTGCCGAAGACCGTGTCATTTAGAGCGGTCACAGTACGAGTCAGAGTGGCAGAGGTGCACCAGCCTGTGAGGTTCGTGGCTCCGACGAGCACTTTTGGATTTGAGAGAATAGTGGATGTTGCAGCCATGATGATTACTCCTTGGAAGTGTTGGTTTTAGTTTGACACATAATGAGACCGAGAGTGTGGATTAGGCAGTCTGCACGACAGTTGAGACCGACAGCTCATAAGCAGGAAGCGTTGAGCCGCCGATGTCTAGGTTGGTTGGGCGTCCAGATACGACCCCAATGTCTAGCGCGTAGATCTGGGCAAGGATATTGAGCAGGCTTTTTTGGGCGTCTAGGTTGCCCGGGCCTAGCGTGATGATCTGGAGTGTAAAGTTTAATTTTGCGACATTGTAGTTGTAGCCGTCTATTGAGTCGATATTGACGAAGACGGAAGGTGGAGAAATGTTGCGTGGATCATTATTTACTTGGAGCCCTACGACCGTTGAGAGCTTTGTTACAAGATCGTCGTAGCCTTCGTTGAAGAGATCTGTGTAGTTAGGTACAGCCATTAGGCGACCTGCGGACGATCAATTCCCAAGAGCTGGCGGATCATTCCGTTCAGACCCATAACTGGGGTTACTCCCATGTTTTGGAATGAAGCAAATTGGTCTACCGATCCGCGTTGGCGATACAGCGCGCCACCGTACATCTGGGTTCCTAGGAAGACATCTTGTGAAGGGACAGTCGTAAGCGAGTCCACATAGCCTGCTTCCATTCGGCGTCTCCAGCAGAATTGTGATGCAGCTGCGGCGCACACTGTTAGGAAAGCGGCGTCGGCGGCGGTTGCTGTGCCTATACCGATCCAGTCCTCGAGGTTTGCCGAAGTGACCCAAGTGCAGGTCTGCGTAATAGTTAGCGTGCCTGTAGCGGCAGTGCGTGTGACATTGCTAGCAGTCTTTGCAACGAGCACTTGGTTCGCGATCGGAATGTTTGCATCGTAAAGAAGATCGCCTTCTGTATCAATACCGACATAGAGGTACTGGGGCAGCGCCCTTACCGTGTAAGAGCCGTTAAAGGTGGCATCTACCCCGGCAAGGACGACACTTGCGCCGAGTTCAATTTCTGCATCGGTGAGAAGTTGAACTACGGCGTAGTTGTCTATGAGGTATTTTTGCGTGATGCTGTAAACAGCCATGAGCGGATGCTCCGCTCTCGACTAAGCCTGTGTGATTTTGCGGATCATTCCACCGATTGCAGCGAAAGTTGAGACATAGCCGTGAAAGCTCATGGTCTTACCCAAAGTTGCAGGAGTGTCCACGCTAAGGAGGCCCTGAATGCTTTCGTAAAATTCGTAAGCATCGCCTTGTCCTTGACCTACTCGAGTGATGATCATCGTCTTGTCGGCAAAGTTGCTATCAACTACCAACTGCAAGCCGAGTGGCGTGCCGTTCCATGATGTTGCACTTCCACCGCCAAGTGCGTTCTGGCCTGTAAGACCTGCACCGATGAATGGGAAGATTGGTCGGTTGGTTGTGTCTACAAGCTGACCGAGTTGTGACCAAACATCTACGGAGACGAACATGTGTGTCGGCATCCAGTTGCGGTTAGTCGAGATGTCTTTTGCCGAGTCATAGATTGACTTGAGCAAGTCGGCAACTGTTCCGTCCCAAACGCCTGATGAGTTTGCTGCGCTAAGCAAGTTGTCTGCAGCCAAGTTATCGGATGCAATCATGTATTCGCCCATCAAGTCGTTCAAGATTAGTTGCATTGCTTCTGGCGAAGTGAACGAAATGTCTTGTGCGCTCAAACTCACTTGTCCAGCAAGTGTGCTTTTTGTGACCGAGTTTGCGGCAATGACCATTGTGGTTGCTGACACTGCAGAAAGTTCGGTTGATTGTGCAGCAACGCTTGTGTGTGTCGTGATTGTTGGACGCGTAAAAGTCTTTGAGCGACCGTTGTCAGGATAAGCGCGAGCGCCTACGGCTTCAACTACTGGGCGCAAAAAGTTCAGATCCTGCACCAATGGTCCGAGCACCGGAACAGGTAAGAGGCCGGGCGTGTCCGAGGTAAGGACATCGCCTGCAGCTGCTTGGAGTGAGGTGCGCTGTGATGCAGAAAATTCTGCGACTGCTGCGTTCATGTTGGAGAATGTGTCTCCGCCGATGTGATAAGCGGCCATAAATTCGCCAGCTGATGGCAACTTAAATTCACGCTTTGCTTTTGCTGGAATTGGTGCAGTTGGAATTGTTGCTTCTACTGCTGGGACTGTTGGCTCTGACATGGGTTCGTTCTCCTGTGTAGGTTCTGTTTCTATGATACTTATTTCTTCGTCTTCGTGGTGGATACTCGCTGCAATGTCTGTGATCATGGCTCCAGCAAAAGCAGGAACTGGCACCATAGACAACTCGATCCAGTCGGCTGCCAACACTGTTAGCGATCCGTCTTTGTTTGCTCGAGTCTTAGTTGGGTTTACTCCGACCGATACCGAGTCCAGTACGCCGTCTAAAGCAAGTTGTAAAGCTTCGTCTCCTGCAGCGGTCTTGCTGATCTTGGCACTAAACAGCATGCCTTCTGGAGTGTCTACGCGCTCGGTGACAATTCCAATGGCCTGATTGCTGTCATGGTTCATGTATAGGCGCGGTGCTTTGCCTTCGATTGGAAGGCTGCCTTGCTCAAAAATGACTTCGGTTCCGTCGGCGACTGTTGCCGCGACTCCGTAAGGAACTGCGATTCCTGTGATGGTTCGTGATGGTGTACCGTCGCCTGCGGCTGCATCAATGCTGACGGACGGTGCTGTAAATCTGATCATTAGTTTGCGATCTCCTCTTGAGTGTTTTCTGATTCTGGCATTTCCATTTTGTCTGCTAAGTAGTTTTCTTCTAAATACGATTCGTAGTCAAAAGCGACATAAGTTCCGTTAGGCAAAACATTATTCATAGACAATGTTTCTGCGATTGCATCGGCGTACAACTTCACGCCAAAAAACAGCAAGTCCATGCGAGCCTGCTGGCTCGACTGATATGAGTACGAGCCTGTAGATACGCCGATCAGGTATGGCGGAACATTGCCGATACGACCTCCAGTTTCTAACGCGCTGTAATTAGCAGACTCAATAAGAAGCATCTTGTCTGGACTCATCGTCGTAGGTTCGTATGTGAGAAATTCGTTAAGAGCTGCAGTTTGATTAGTTGCTCGAGCAGTGTTAAAAGCTGCAGCAAGATCAGCTAATTCTTGCGCGCTTAAAGGCTCGCCGCCAGTCTGACGAAGCACCCCGGCAGGAATGGAACTGCTCGCGTTTCTTGCTCTTGCGTCTTGAATCTTGATTGCTGTTTCAATGGCGGCTTGCGATGAATAAACCATGCCTTGTGTTGGCGACAAAAATTGCACAAGGTTTGCAGGGTCTATTTGTCCGCCTTGAAAATAAACTTCTTTGGAAGGTGCAAACCAGACTGGGCCTGCCATGTCGGTGGTGGTGACTGATCCCGCTGGGAGCCTTGAGAAAGTTGCTGGATAACCGTCAGCGGTGCGCGATGTGATGTACCAGAAAGCGCGACCGTAAAAGTAAAGATCGTCAAAAGTCCACGACATTAAAAAGTTATAGGGAACGGTTTGGTCTGGGCGACGCAACCAAGATCGGGGGGCGATATAGACGCGTTCCATTTCTTCGCCGTTCCACATTTCGTTATACATCTGTAATGGCATGCAACCAATTACTGATGCAAGTAGATCGCGTGCGCGTGAGATTGCAGGGATTGAGATTGCTGCCGCGCGAAGTTGGCCTTCTCGGTAGGTGTAATACTGACCGATCATGTTTGCGCCAACATTGCTTGAGTTGTAGCCCGGGTTCATTGCTCCAGCTGCAGCGGCTTTGGCAGGCGCGGGACTGATAGCAGCCTTGTTTACTTTGCGATCAAAGATTCCCATAGCACAAGATTACACATTGCGCTTGGATTGTGGTGGCACTCGCCTAGTCATTTGCGGTATCCCGACGACAGGCAAGCAAGTAAGCGAGTGCCAAGAAGATGTTACTGATTTACAGTGACCAGCATCGGCTTCTGGGAGTTTCCTGGTCGTGCAGCTGCCGCCGCGCCCCATATCATCGTGCGACATAACTCGATAGGGCCAGCCGACTTTTGCGACGACACTGCGATCGAGCCTTGAGTCCTTACCATGACCGCGCGACAAACATGCTCGGCAAGCATTGCTTCGCCAGTGTGCACAATACGACCCTCGCTAATCATGTTTCTTACTATGGGGGTGTATTGCAGAATTTCTTTGTAGCCCATTACGACGCGCCGACGCTCAAAGATCGGTGGGCAGTGTGCGTCAATAGTTGGTGAAAAGATGAACTTGATTG